AAGCTTCTTCAGTAACCAGCACGCTCATGAATGGCATCAAATCAATCTTCATCTTCTTCCTCGTCTTCATCATCGATTGCAACAGTGGATTGGCCAACATAGCCGCTTAGGTATTTGAACGGGAATTCGTCCAGTCTTGACAGTTTCTCAAACCACTTATCCGGGTTGATATTCAAGTTGATACGAACGCCCAGGTCATCGTTGAACGCAGAATCGATCAACACGCCGTAGAACAGTTCGTTCATGCCACGCAGGTCGTTCGTGTAGAGCGACTTGTAGTTGTTCTGACCGACACACATGCGGCCATCGCCATACTGGTTCGGGAAAGGAAGTGGCCAGATACGGTTACGTGGAGTGAAGTCCAGACCGCGGATGCTCGGGACTTCATCGATGTTCATGTCCGTGCAGTACCAGCGTGGCTGCTGGAGAACCCAACGGCCGGCTGCGTCTGCCGTCATCGTAACGTGGATGAGCGTCGCCGGGAACGGGATCTCATAGGAATCCGCTTTGCGATTACCCCCTCGAATATGCTTCACGGTACGCTTGGCCGCCGGGAAGTACATCAACAAGCGGCACTGTGCCGGCGAGATTTCTGCCGTCAGTACTTCATTAGGGAAACGGAACGCCTTCCCGGCAGTCGCCCGGGCGGGTTCATTACTCTCCATACGCTTGACCTCTTCAATGAAGTCAGCACGGGAGATGTTCTTGAAAGATCCCGTACCGTTCGGCACACGGACGTGCGTGTCGAAGATCGTGATATTAAGACCGCTGCTCATATAAAAGTGCTCCCCGTTCTGAGGTTACGGTAAGAATGGAATTCAGGCATACGCTCACGGATGTTGTTACCACGTGCCTGGCGAGTGATCTGAACGCGAAGATTAGACAAAACCATCATCGACTCTAGAACGGTATCTGCTCGGAGTCTGGCGTGGATGAGGTCGAAGGCGATGGGTCCGCTTGCCGTGAGCTCGTTTGCGCTCTGAAGTCTTTGTAGAAGATCTTGCATGGAGAGAACGCTCCTAACGTTAACAGTGCTGCCGAAATCGAGGGCAGGTGGGCATTAAGAATGGGCACGTAAGACATGTTTGGGTCTTCGAGCATCACCTGTCCCGGCTGCTGAAGGAACTCGTAGCGGGACAGTGGTGCCCAACGAAGGTAGTCCCCGAGCAGGTAGACTGCCAACCCTCGAAGACGCTGAGGTTCCCCGAGAATTCGAGGTTGGCCGTTCGTCATCTGAACGGAGACCGTTGCCGCCCGTATCGCTGGATGTGTATCAAAGGACGTTGGCATCCACACCACATGCATACCGGTTTGGCGGGCCAGGTAGTTAAGATAACGAAGATAGCGGCGGATCACCGGTGTATCTTCGACGACAGTACCGGACGCTCGACGTGGGCCTACCGAATAGACTTCCCCGAGTGTCCCAATCGCTTCACTAAACGCAGGGTTAGTCGGAACACCCATCCCGAAGCCAATACTCGCATCGAAGATCGGCAGGTTACGAATTGGGTGCTTGATATCTTTGCGTAAAAACTTGATAATGAGATCCATGAACGGATCCATACGGTGGCCGGCAGTACCCTGTACGATACGCTGCAGAGCGGCTTCTACGGGGCGGGTCTGGGGAAGCACCGGTCGGGCCCACTGAGCGAAGACGGCTGCATTGATACGCATAGAGATATTGCGAAGGTTATCCACTCCCTGACGCATCGTAGAGAGTGTCCCGGAGTTATCCTGCCCGGCCATCTGGGAAACGACTTCAGGATGAGGTTCTTCGCCTGGCAGAGGGGTTACTTGGCGGTGACCCAGGACGTCGATATTAACGCCGTGCCGTTGGAACATTTCGGGAAGTCTCGTTAAGATCTCTTCGAGTTCCAGGCTGTAACTCTGACCGGCTAACGAGGAATAGCCTTGATACGAACTGATTGCTGACATGGTGTTCTCCAGCAACTAAAAAAGAAAAAGGAGCCCGAAGGCTCCTCTTTGGAAACTGACCCTAATGGATCAGCCTTTAGTACCAGTACGGCGGCTGAAGTAAATGTGACGTACGCCGTCAACGATATCTTCACGCTTGTCCATAGTGGAGGTCTGGAATGCTGCGTCGAACTGACGAGTTGCGTCTTCGAGTTTTACGTCCATACCGGTCAGAGTGGTTGCTTCACGGCCTGGGATGTGGATTACGGTAGAAGTTACTTGAGACATTGGATTTTCCTTTAGTTTAGGTTTTTTGTTTTTAGCGTAGTAATCTACACCAAAGTCATTATACCAAGGTATTCTAAAATATTGAATACCTAAATGGAGATTTTTTATGAAAGTTGCAACGTCTTCCCAGCTGGCTGCGGCCCTGCTGGAACTGAAGGGTAAACCGATCAATTTCTCGGATTACAAACCCTTCACCAAGATCTATGACATCGACCCGGACCTGATGGTCTTCAAGGCCGGACGTCAGATCGGTAAGTCCGTATCCCTAGGAGGCCGCTTGGTTTCTAAGAGTATCGGTAAGGGGTACTTCAACTCCCTTTACATCGCTCCTTTCCAGATCCAGGCGAAGCGTTTCTCGAATGCATACCTCGACTCCTTCTTGGAGTCGCCGTTGGTGAAGAAGTATTTCCGTAAAACCAGCGACACGAGCAACGTGTTCGAAAAGACCTTCTCGAACGGCTCTAAGATTTACCTGTCGTACGCTCAGACCGAAAGCGACGCTGACCGTATCCGTGGATTGATGGCGGACCTGCTGACCGTCGACGAAGTCCAGGATGTGTCCTATGACGCACTCCCGCCGATCTTCGAAATCCTGAACGCCTCCGAGTATGCTTTCAAGGTACTGGCTGGCACGTCCAAGTCTTCCGCTAACACCCTCGAGCAGTTGTGGCTGCGTACCAACCGATTAGAATGGGCGAGCAAGTGTCCGCACTGTAATCACTGGGTTATTCCTCGTGACTACGAAACGTGCATCAAGATCTGCCAACCGGCCGGCCCGTCCTGTGACAAGTGTGGTAAGGTCATCGACGTTGGAACCGGGCAGTGGGTCGCAACGAACCAGTCTATCCGTGACAAAGTCGGCTTCCACCTTCCGCAGCTCGTGATCGGTGACAACACCAAGCCCAAGAAGTGGGCCCGTATGATCGACAAAGTGAAGCAGGCTCAGGACGGCGGACTGTATACTCCGGCCACGCTGGCCAACGAAGTCTTCGGTCTGGCAACGGACCTCTCCGGACGCTCACTGTCAATGCGTGAAGCGATGGACTGCTGCGTACCGGCATGGAAGGGCTGGGCTGATCCTCAGGACTTCTCGAACCCTGTCTGGGCGGCGATCGCTCCGACCATCGTGAAGACGGTACTGGGCATCGACTGGTCAGTAACGGGTGGAGTCAAGTCCTACACCGTCGCCACGGCTCTCGGCTATGATGGCTACGGCAAGTGCTACCTCCTGGAGTCCCGTAAGATGCAGGGGATTCATATCCTCGAGCAGGTCGACAAGTGCTGCCAAATGGCCCGTAAGTGGAACGTATCTATCATCGGTTCTGACCGCGGTGTCGGTGTGCTTCAGGGTCAGTTGATGCAAAAGGAATTAGGCCATAACAAGGTCATCATGATAAACTACGTTGCAGCGAAGAAGCGTCTTCGTTGGGATGGCGAAGGTCAGTACCTGGCCGCCGACCGCTCCCAAGCGATTGATAACGTACTCATGAAGTGGCGTCTAGGTCAGAAGTCCTTCGTGTCCCCGTGCTGGGAACTGACCGAAGGGATGTGGACCGATGCCCTGAACATCTTCGAAGAAGAAACGACGGTAGGACGCCGAGTGTATCGTCACCACCCAGATGAGCCGGATGATTGGCTTCACTCCGTGGTTTTCGGCAACGTGGCCTATCAATACATCAGTGGCGACTTCAGCTACACTGAGTAATCTAAAATACCATCAAGAGGAAACAACATGACAAGCAAGAAGATTGGCGCCAAGAAAGAAATGAATGAATTGTTCGCAGATGACAGCTTCAGCATGAACGACGTGGCTTCCGCAGGGGAGCTCTTCCCTGAAGAAGTTAAGGACGCACCTGTCCCAGACCCTGAAGTTACAAAGAAAGTGGATCAGGAAGATAAGGAACCAGATCTGACGGAAGAGCGTAAAGCTTACTTCCTCAAGATTTTCGATGCGATCATGTTCGAAGGGTCTTACACCGAGGTGGTTCACCTGGGTACTCGCTACCGTGCTACCCTGCGTAGCCGTACAGCGAAAGAAGACAACGACATGACCACCAAGTTGGACGGCCGTACGTTCAATACGATGCTCAGCTATCAGAACCAAAGCAGCCTGTTGACCCTGGCGTACTCGCTGGTGGATTACAACGGCACAGATCTACGAGACATGAGCGTTTCTGACCGCTACACGTACGTCAGCAGCTTACCTTCGCCGGCAATCATTATCCTGGCAGGGGAACTCGGCAAGTTCGACCAGAATGTTCTCCAAGCCGTTGAATACGGCAAGGAAAATTTCTAAAACAGCCATGGGGTAAACTCCGCGTCGGTCTCTACATGAAAGGGATCGACCCGGATGTTCTGGGCTCCCCGAGGGATGTAATCTTTCGGAAATACGCCCTGAGTGAACTGTCTCAGGAGTCCAGAAAACTCATGGCTGTTGTAGCAGGCGGGCTAAACAACGCTACCTCTGCTAGGTCGATCCTTACCGAATACTCTAACGCGATATTTGATTCGGCTGACACCAAGAAAGCCCACTACAATGAGATGTTGGAATACTACGATAAGCACATCAAGCACCTGGTGCCAGAAGCCCAGATGGTTCGTGATGATCAAGGTAACACTAACCTCAAAGTGACGGGACTAGAGGAATTAACGAATGGCCGATAATATGTTCTCCCAGAGACCGATGTCCACGTACCAGGGCTTCGGGATCAACCCGGCGTATACGACTCCGGCGTACATGTCAAACTTCCGTCCGGCGTACTCGTCGGACACTGACCCCAACAACCCCTTCGCGGTCAATCGTGGGTACATGGACGCTATGCGTCAAC